GCCGACGTTGATGCCGATGCAAGAATAGCCGCATCGGCAGATACAACCCCATCATCACCTAACGGAGCGGAGGCGAGAGGGGAAAATCCTAGCATTGTTTACTCCGGTTTGGTGGGCCAGATGACCGAATAAGGGTAGCCTTCTTGAGCAGTCACGTCGCGCAACTGTTGCCTGTATTCACGCCAATATGGTTCCATCGTAACGTCACTCAGGGCCATCCAGTCGGTCTGTTGCAGTAGGTTGTCGCGCTGCGATCTGATGTTGCGCCCTGCGTCCTCGACGGACAGGTTGCTGACCTCCGACCCTTGGGTCCATGCGCCATCGACCTCGGTGAGCGCCGTCGGCTTTAGCGTCTGGGTCATGTAGTCAACCGCAGGCTGGTCATCCACCGTGTAGGGATAGACGCCCCAGTCTGCCAGAAGCGCATCACTTGGCACTTTTGGGAAAGACGTGTTCGGGTTGTCCTTCTTAAGCTGCCCGATTGAGTAATGCTCAGGCTGGCCGTTTGTGATCTTCAAGTAGGACATATTTTACTCCAGTTGTGACTGGATCACGTCCAGCATGATTTGTGCTTTGCGCTGCTCAAGAAGCGACGATGCAAGAAGCGCCTCAAGGTTCGCCTTGAAGTCTTGCATTTCTGAGTCATCACCGATGCGCTCGATAGCGAGGCTGAAGTTTGTGGTGTTGACCTGATATTCCGTCACCTCTTTGATACGAGCTTCGAGGGCGGATGTCAGGATTTCGTGGTGGTAGTCGTTCATCTTCATATCTCCGTGAAGGCTACACTTAAACTTTGGTTCGGAAGAGCTGTCGAAGGATTGGCAAACTTAGTGCCAAAGCCCGCCGCAGACCACGAATACGCGGTTACTTGCGGGGAAAATGTGTGCCCCATAGCGATAGCGCCCCCAGATGGGTTAAAGGATACCCCTGACGCTACTGAACTGGCTGGCAGGGTCGAAGGGTCGGCAAACTTGGTGCCAAACCCTGAGGCAGACCACGGGTATGCCGTAATAAAGGGAGAGCTAAGGTGCCCTACAGCGATAGCGTCGCCAGAAGGGCTGAAAGATACGGCACGGGCTGTACTCGGGATAGCCGTCGAAGGATCGGCAAACTTGGTGCCGAAGCCCGCCGCAGACCACGGGTAGGCCGTGATGTACGGGGAGATCTCGTGCGCAACAGCGATAGCGTCCCCAGATGGGCTGAAAGACACACCGCGCCCTCTGAGGCCGGGCAGGGTTGAAGGATTGGCAAACTTAGTGCCAAAGCCCGCCGCAGACCACGAATAGGTGGTAATAACCGGGTTGCTGGCGTGCCCCACAGCGATAACGTCCCCAGATGGGTTAAAGGATACGCTGAAACCATCACCCGAAATTGCTGTCAACGGATTGGAAAACTTGGTGCCGAAGCCAGAGGCAGACCACGAATATGCCGAGACAAAAGGGGAGTTAGTGTGCGCAACAGCAACAGCGTCGCCTGAAGGGGAGAAAGCTACGCCAACTCCATTGCCCGTTGGCGGTGCAGCGGGATTGGCAAACTTGGTGCCGAAGCCAGAGGCAGACCACGGGTAGGCCGTGATGTACGGGGAGCTTTCGTGCGCAACAGCGATAGCGTCGCCTGAAGGGGAGAAAGCTACACCTCTTCCATTGCCCGTTGGCAGTGCAGCGGGATTGGAAAACTTGATGCCGAAGCCAGAGGCAGACCACGGGTAGGCCGAGACAAAAGGGGGATCGGCGTGCCCTATAGCAATAAACTGCTGCTTCGAACCGCCCGCCCCACCAGCCCCGATAATCTTAGACCACAGCATTACGAACCATCCCCTACAAGTGCGCCATAGAGCGTTGTGGACACCTTCCACAAAGCAATGACCGTTGGGGCGTCAGTGGCCAGCGTAGGAGCAGCACCAGCGTTGTTTACCCATGTCGTAGTAGGCCATGTGATTGTGTAGGCGGTCCCATCGTCAATGATGAGCGTGATAGCTTCACCAGCGGCAATGTTGTCAGTGAGTGACGTGATTGAGCCTGTCAGAGTAACCGTTTGGATAGAACCATTGGCAGGTTCTAATTCCGTAGTCACCGCGCCAGTGGTTGCAGTCCAAGCGTAGACATCTTCGACAACCGTTCCTGTGATGATCGGCGCCACCAGCGTCTTGTTGGTCAGAGTGAACACACCATCGGCTGTAACCTCACCGGGTTCGCCTTGTGGACCTTGGGGGCCTGTCTCGCCTTGGATACCCTGAATACCTTGGATACCCTGTTCACCTTGCGGACCTTGAGGTCCAGTCTCACCCTGAATACCCTGAATGCCCTGAATACCCTGCGGTCCTTGGATACCACCGTAGCCCAAAGACGTCCAAGCGGTCGTGCCATCCCCCACCTTAAACTGGTCAGTATCAGTCTCAAGCCCGAACTCACCAGAGGCAAGAATAGGGTTTGCGCTCGTCCAGTTAGCAGCCGTATCACGGCGAAGTTGGATTTGGTCAGCCATTATGCCGATCCTCCGTCAAGAGATTGGGATGCAAGGTAAATCGTAGCAGCAGAGCCACCGTCAATGCTTTGGGTGAAGTCGTCAGCCGTAGCCGACACATACACCACAGCAGAGCCACTCAGGTTTAGAGCAGCGTCAGCATTGGAACTCTCAAGCACAGTCCGTGACAGGGTGGTCCCAGAGGCTGTGTAGGTGCCTGTGCCGATCTCCCATGCCGTACCATCCTCAATGACATAGCGCACCACATCAGAGTTTACTACACCAGCGTCAGCAAAGGTCTGATAGCCACTCTCGGCAGAACCAAGAGTTAATGTGCCTGTGCCAGTGGTGGCGGTGGCGACTTTGGCTCTGTTTACGAGAGTTACCATTCAAAAGTCCTTAATCAAGCGTTACGTCAACGTCACCAGCGGGGAACCGCAGGATGTCGCCCGTATCAATGGCCTTGGGAACCGTCAACGCCGCATATGCAATTTGAGCGCCGCCAGATGCAGCGTCAAAAATTGCAACATGGCTGATAGTCCCCCAAGATCCCGTCGCCGCGTCAAACTCAACCGCGCCGCCGTTTGTGGCCGTATCGCCAGACACAGTAAACGTCACAGCCTTGCGGGCGTATCCGTTGCCGCTGATCTCCGTGCCGCCGGTCTCGCCTGGGTTGGATGTAAACAAACCAAGATACCACGACGTCGGACGGGTAACTGCGTCTGCATTAAACGCCCACTTTAGGACATTGGTTTCGTATGTGTTTGAAAAGCTCATCAGTAGCTCCTTATCTTCAAACGAAGGCCAGAGCCTCCAAATTTAGCTTTATCAGTCTCAAGAACCAGCCCAGCGATGGCTTCCTCGTAAAGCCCCTTCCAAACGCCAATGCGCTCGTCATCCTTCAAATATGGCGCAGCTTGAAGCAAAGCCCCGTACAGGTAAACGTCTGGGCTATACGTCAGCATCCAGTTATCCGCGTTTGCGTCGCCCAAAGCATCAATCCGGCCATAATACGCCATCTCAAGCGTAAACGTGCCAGCCGGACTGGGATAAACCTCGATCTCGCCGGACGTGATCGAATAATACTGCGGCGAGCCTGACCCATTGTTGCTGCCGCCGCGCAGCGCCAGCATTTCAGCCTGCCCAACTGCCTCAAGCTCAGCAAATCGGTTGCCCGTGATGCTCATGCGGATCGGAGAAATAAAATCAAATGGCAGCGCAGAATACTGGCTATCAAGCTCAGTGTCCGCTCGTTTCTCCATGCGCCAGTGACGCACACGCCGATTGATGTCAGCCTCCGCCAAGCTGATAAACGTCGGCAGCACCGCCGTCAGGTCATCCCGCAGCAGCCAGTCAGCCAGCGCAGCCTTCAGCTCGGTGTAAGTCGTGATGCTCATTTCTTGCCCTTCATGCAGCGGCCAGCAGCCGCGCAACGACGTGGTGTCGGACAGCCAACGCAGAACTTGAACTTAGGTGGCTTCATTTCTTCTTACCCTTCTTGGCCTTGCTCAATGCGATAGCAATGGCCTGCTTTTGCGGTTTTCCGGCCTTCATTTCCTGCCGGATATTAGCAGAGATGACCTTCTTTGACGAACCTTTTTTAAGGGGCATCAGTACTGCTCCATAAGGCCACGGGGTCGAACCTGCGGGCGGGGGGAAATCAAAACACCAAG